CTGACATAACGGCTTTTGTCTTCTCCTGTATTCCTCCAAAATTTGATGACCAGAGTTTATACAATAAATATGCAGCTAAACCAACGGCAGCAATTACTAAAAGTATGGGACCAACTGCAATTATAACCGAAACACCCCAAGCTATAAATGCAAGAGTTAATGCTGAAAGTACTCCAACAATAACTGCCTTGCGTTTTTCCATATCGCTAAAAAATTCCTTGAGTTTATTGTAAACTGGGATAATCCATTCCATTGCTTTCTTCCCGAAATCTACAATCTTATTTGCAAAGTTTTGAAAAAAAGCAATAATCTCATCTTTGTGTTCATCAAGAAATAATGTCAATCTTTCTACCGCATTTTTTGCTACATCTAATAAACCTGAGTCGGTAGCGAAAGCAGCCATCGTTAAACTGAAAGTATCTTTTAGAGTGGATAATCTTCCCTTTAATGTTTTTGATTGTTCTTCCATTCCTCCTGCGAACTCTGTTTCTCCAAGTGCTATTAAATAGTCCTCGATCTCTTTTGAGTTTTTCCCAACTGTCGTTGTTATTCCTTTAAAAGTGAAAGAAACATTATCCCCTTCTGATTTAGTCTTAATTCCGAACTCCTTTAGTCTTTCAAACTCTCCTGTCGCAGCATCTGCAACCGCTTCTACCATTTGATTCAAAGGTTTACCCATTGCCGAGGCTGTATCGCCATAACTTCTCAAAGCCTTCTCGCTTGGGTCTAACCCCATATTTTTTAATTTTACAAAGCCGTCAGTAACCTCTAATAATTGAAATGGTGTTTGAGTTGCAAAATTTTCTATTGTTTTAAATGCTTCTCCTGCAGCACTACTATCTCCGCCCATTGCCGTTTTTAAAGAAACTTTTAGTGACTCTAGGTCAGCAGCTGAACTTAATGCCATTCCTCCCGCAGCACCAATTCCAGCCGTCAAAGCACCCATTCCAATAGCAGCGTATCTTCCCACAACTGTTAAGCTACTACCAACCTTAGATAGTTTGCTTCTTACCCCTGCTAGTTTTCCGCTCATTTCGTCCTTTAGTCTTAGGACAACATCAAGCTGGGTTTTATCTGCCATTTTTTTGTTGTTTAGCTTCTTTAATCTTTTGTGATTTTTCTTCTGCGTTTATACAATCTGCGATCTGCTCTACAAAAAATGCGGGTTGAGCGTTATAGGTGTAATAATCCCACCCCATTTTCCTGCATAAAACATATCTTGAATATTCTTCCGGGATCCTCAATCCCTTCCCGGGAAAAGCCAAAGCGTCTATTAATTTTCTTTTTTCAATTTTTTTTTATTCATTCCGTTAAGGGCAATATCTAATGCCTCCCCGTCTTCTACACTGAAAAATCCTCGTATTCCTTCCTCTGTTGGCTTATAGTCTTTCCCGTCATTATCAATCAATTTCTTTATAGCCAATCTTCTCGTAAATTTTGAAGCTTCGTCTAGGGTGCTCATCTCGAAATTCATTCCTTCTAGTAAAGTTGCTTCCATAGCCTTATCGCCTTTTTCTTTCGCAACTTCCATTTGCCATAATTTTTCTCCACTAATTTTTTGTCCCGCTACCATTTTTGACCTTATATCTCCCATTTCTTCCTGCGAGAAAAATGTTATTACTTCTACCTTCTTGCCCGAAGGAAGGTCAATAATTTTAGTCGGACGTTTGTATTCCCCTTGTTCCATAACTTTATTTTAATTGATTAGTAATTAGATCCGTCATCTGCATTTACTAGAGAAGCCTCCACCGCTTTGCTCACCGTGTCGTCATATTCAGCGTAAAATTCTGTTTCGTCATAAATATACTCCCCTACACTTATTTTGTTTGAAGCTTTGCTCGGTTTAATGTTGTAAAGTTTAAGCGTTAAAGACGAATAAGTTCCGTCCGTTCCAACCTCGTCCCCAGTTATTATTACCGTCATTGCTTTTTTGGCAATATCGTTCCATTGCTGAACATCTTCTGCCGTTTCCATTAGCTTTTTAACTTTAACATTAGCGTCAGGAACTCCTCCTAATAATAGAGGATTGTTATTCCCGCTTGCGTGATGTTCTTCCGTTGCGTTATCAAATTCAAAGGTCAATTCATCAACTGGTGTAGCTGTCGTATAAGAGGCAGCGTTTGATGTTGAGGCGGTTTCATTGGCTCCGATCCCTACTAACATTTGCCCGAACCTAAATGGTCTTTGAAGTGCTGTATATGTTGGCGTCTGCTTCTTGAGTGTAATTAATGCTCCTGCACTTGCCGTAACCGTTGTTTTTTCGCAAGTAATTGACTTCTTATTGGCAGCAACTGTCGCAACAATTACATCGGTAGCAACCCCACTAACCCAAGTCTGAATTACATCTCCGGCTACTAATCCGTTGCATGGCTCCGGATCAAAATCCTCGTCGAATACAACGCTTTCTTGCTCTGCTCCGGTTAATTCTGTTTTAAGAGTCCCATAATTAAATTTGGCTTTTGAAACTATCTCGGCGTCAGCTTTCAGCATTCCGCTGTCGAAGGAAAGACTTAATTTTTTAATTCGGCACCCAACTAATCTATGAACATAATTCCCCTTTAAAATCTCTACAGTGTAAAAATCACCCTCGTCAACTGTAAATGGGTGAGTGTATCCTTTGGCGTCGCCAGTAGTTGAACCTTTCTTAATTGTCATATTGAGCAAATGTCCTAAATTCTCGGGATCGGCGTTTATTTTAATTGTTCCACCGCTCGTTCTCTCTCCTTGCAAAATTAAATTTGACTTCCAATCTTTCCCCACAATCTGGTCTACTCTTTCGTTGTTAGGATCGCTGGAAATATCTTCTTCTATTAATGGAATAAATACATCGGGAACTACTGCGGTGTTAACATCTGTCTGTACCCCTATCGCTAGATACCCCTCGTCCGATTTGAAATAACTCATTATTTTTTTCTAAAGTAATTATTTTTTTGATTTAACCTCGTCTTTAATTTCTTCAAATTTCTTTTTGCTAAGATTATTATAAATAATTATGGCTCCTTTTTTAACTAAGCCATATCCCCGCACAAATAAATCCTTGCCAGAAATGTTTTTAAATTTTTGCATAATATTTTAATTACGATTAACAAAATCTTTTATTGAAATGATAAATTCTGCAAATACGAAAGGTTCTTCTAACAGTATATCATAGAAATTAACAGGTGCAACCTCTAGGGACATACAGTTTCCTGAAAGCGTTGGATCTTGGTCGAAAGCCTCTATAACTTTATCAACCGTGGTATCCATTAATGTTTCAACTTCCTCATGGGTCTTCTGCCCTTTATACTCATAAATTAAAAGCAAAGTATATTCCCAAGTCCTCTCATTTTGGTGAGTGTCTTCCACTTCTCCCTCGCTTGCCTTTTTAAAAAATTCGGCTGTTGGATAACCACTAAAATCCTTTTTATGCCCATAACGAACATCGGCGAATAGGTCAATTGCTCCGCTCTCTTTTAATCCCTCGAGCAGGGTTTTAATTAGTGGCGTAAATGTTACATAACTCATTTTTTTACTTTAATTCCTTGGTTATTTTGTTCAGCAAGCCTTGCATTTCTCTCGTTATTCTGCCTTTTGATATTCTATAACTCTCGGTCATAAATGGTCTAGCTTTTATAAAACGAGTTCCTTCGTGTAGATATTCTGCGTAGGTTACGTGAGGGCTTATAACTACGTGTGGTTCGGCTCTTAATGCTAGGGAACTTGATAGGCTTATACTTGATCTTAATCTGCCTGTCCTGACGTTTACCATTTTCCCGCTTACTAATATTTTTGCCTCTCGTTCTACAATGTAGCCTGCTTTTTTTAAAGAAGCCATTGTCAGCTTCTTGACTCTATTCGGAGCGGTCTTCCACCTGCTTCTTAACCGTTCAAGCCCAATAATTGTTATACCAGTTTTCATATTTTCAGAATAAAACTATTATTGCCTCTTTATGCGGTAAACCTCCGTATGTAAAATCCTTGATAGTTTGCACAACATACTCGTCATCCTCGTAAATAATTTTGTCGCTTATTTTAATATCGATCCTTTTACAAAATAAATTATAAGCCTGCCCCGTTTTTTCTCCTTTTATTTCTTCGGTATTCCCGGCGGGTTGGATTGACCCGTATTGCGAAGATAGATTGTCGGTATATTCTGACTTATTTGTTCCCTCAACGGCTGTCAATCTTTTCGTATCGAATAGCATTGTAAATAAATTATACATTGTGTTTCGTGAATTGGTCAATTATCTCGTTGGCTCTTTTAAAATCCGCCTCTTGTTGATTGTCCCGGTAGGTAACTTGCCATTCTCCTACCTTCTCGCTTTTAATTTCCCCCTCCGATTGATTGGAAAAATTAACAATTCCTGAAACTAAAACTGTTGTAGCAAATTTAATTGGATCCGGAACCGCAACTGAATATCCCCATTTGGCAGTTGCCTTGGTGTTTTTAATCCCTGCAGGAAAATAAGTAAATCCTAGAGTATTATAATACTTAGTTCTTAATCCCCTTTTTGGAGTTTCGTTATATGGAAAAGATAAATAATGAGTATTTTCTGTCAGCGTATATTGTTCGTTTCCTAATGCGTCATAAATAACAAGCCCGGATATTGAAACAAACTCATCTAAATACAAATCTAATTCGCCGTTACCGTCAAACCACCTTTCGCTTGCCTCGGTGTCAGCAATAAAAATTCTTTCGGTCTTTTTTTCTATGTATGCCTCAACTTGCTCAATCCATTTTTCAATCTGACCGCTAAAAGTATTGTCAATGGTTGTCAGTAAATAATTTTCCACGTCTGTTTCGGAGCAATATCCTTTCATAATTTTAAATTAGCTTTTAAATAAATATGGACTTTCTTTTTTTGTATAAGGATTTTCTATTTTACTGTAAGGGCTATCCATTACAGTGTAGGTTCTTACTAGGATTTTAGCAATACTGTCTGTTCCTTCTGCTGTATCCAATAAATTCAAAAGGCTTGTAACTTCCAAAAATTCTTCTCCAATGGCACTTTCTGTTATCGTTAATTCTGCAAGAATATTA